CTCTAATTTCAAGGAAGGACACGAAGCACCACCACTATAATCTAATCTCGGTAAGTCCTCTAATATACCACTTTGTGCAGTTGTTGCTCCTGTTGAAATTACATCAGTAGCAACCATTGATTGCTCTAATTGAGCGGCTTGGATGTAGATGTTACCCGCAGTTGTAGTGAAAGTACCATTCGTTCCCGTTGGATAAATACGAAAATCAGTGATACTTTCATTAAAAGAGTATTCACATCTATACCATCCGCCTCCTACACTTGTGATAGATGCATCAATATTTGAACTACTTAAATTACCTGTAACGCCATTAGTCAAGTCAAAGAAAGCAGCTGCAGAACCGCCTCCATTGTACAATCCAATCCAATCAAGTGTTCCTGCTTTAGCATATAGACTAAATGTTTGCACCCCGCTTCCCGATACAACTTGGCGTAAACGAGAGTATTGAGTACCATCAGTATCTAATTGCCAAGCATCACTTGAACCATCATACCCACTTTGATTTCCTGTTACACTTGCTCCTAATTCCTTTAACCAACTTGCATTAGAAAATGTATTTGATTGCAGCAAGAGATTCTCTCTACCCTTCTCTATAAGACCATTAACATCTACCCTTGTAGCAGCAAGATTTGAACCCCTACTAAATGTAAAATCACCACTACCATCAGTAGGGCGTATGCTATACAACTTACCATCCTTATAGGCGGTAGGTATCATTGCTAAACTGCTTGACTTGTATATACTCATCGTAGTAAACTTATTTCTTTAATAGTACAGATTCGTGCTTCAGTAGAACCACCAGCAGAAACCACTCGCTTGTCGTAGGTTGTGAATATAACATCCGATGAATCTCTCTCACCCATTGTACGGATAGACTCACTCGCACAACCAAAGCCCTCCATAATAGCACCATCTGCTAATGCTCGTGTCTTGAGTTGGTCTACTGCATAGATGTAGTAGCTAATCTCATTGAAGTTGATAGTGTTCTGTGAACCCCACCAAGTGCTTCCATATATTGCTCCGTAGCCGTTACCCATTGTTTTCTAATTTATTGACGAGCTTTTGTAGCTTCTTTAGGTTAACCTCCTTCACCTTGTAGCGTTTACTACAAATTCCAGCCGTTGAAGACTGCATCTTTGTCTGGGTTGATGTCATCATTATTATTTGTATAGTATTCTGGGTATGTGTTCTGGTTGAAAGACATAAAGTCAATAAACCTACGAGTATAGTGTTCAGCAATATCTCTATGCTTGTTCGTTAAGAAGTCTACCTCTTCTTTCTCCATCGCTATACTGTTCTCTGCCGTGTGCTTGTAAGCACCTCCATTACCTATCGTATAGGCAGCGTGAGGTAGGTATTCTACCATAGCCCAATGAATCAACATAGGCTGCACATAATCGTCTAACAAAGTCTCGTAAGCAGGAGTCAATGTAGCATTGATTATGTCATTGCGTAGCTTGTCGTAGAGCTTCGTACCGAGATAGTTCTGTAAATGGATTTCTTGAGAAATCTCTATGAATTGCAGAAACTTGTCCGAATCAATGTTACCAGAGAGTACGCTATTGCGTACTAAATCGTCTCTCTTTATGAATAATACTTTTTGTCCCATTATCCTTTATTGTTAGGGTGTCTACCTTGTCTCGGCATATCAATAGGAGCTTGAGCCACCTCTTTAGGGTTCTTTGGCATCTTAAATCCTTCTCTTACCGCTTGGTTTACATTCACAAACTTTGTCCCCTGTAGAGCGTTGCCACCCCATTCAGTTCCGTCTTTCTTTAATCGTTTCTTGTAGATTCTACGCTCCCATCTATGGTAGCAGTTTACACCACCCTTGTACTTAAATAGAGAGTAGTTTCTACCCTTGTGTCCAAAAGATTTATTGACACCTCTTGCACTCATCTGCCCAATGTCTTCCTTACGGTATAACATCTTTTTAGACATCATAGTCTTACAGAAAGTTCTGCTTTGACCCATAGGTGTCTTTGAAGTGCCTTTAGAGTACTTGTAACGCACTTTATAGCGTTCAGTATCTTGTGTACTATCTTGCGTAGCAGAGAGGCTTACAAGCCCGTTTAAATAGCTTTCAACATCAAAGTCTTCTGGCTCTTCATCTCCTACTTCTTCGGCATCTACGAGTTCCCACTCATCGGTTGGCTCTTCCTCGCCCAAGTCAGCCAATGCATCTAACATCTCGTGGGCTAACTCGTCATCAAGAAAAGGGCGGCTATCGTCCCCCAACTCTACTTTGCTTAATTCTTCTTTCTCCTCTTCAGCCATATCCGCTTGAAGCTCCAAAGGTTGTAGGGTCTTGAAGTACACATTGAGTGAAGCACCATTGACTGCCATAATATCGTCAATAGCATCTAATATCAACTCTTGAATAGGGCGTACAACTGTGTTGTGGAATAGCAAACTTGCCGTCTTCAACTCGTCAGCATTGTTACCCAATCCAGTATTGTCCTTAATACCCATCAGCATAGGTGAAGTAACTCTATGTGCTACCATCAGCTTACGCATACTCTCGTCTGCCAAGAATTGGTACTGCTCACTTGCATCACTTAATTGTACTGGCTCAATAGAGGCAGCCATCTCTTTGTTGTCGTTAAACGCCAAGATGAACTTACCAGAGTTAGATGAACCACTAAACTTCTGTATGATTCGTCTCTCTATCAGCTCACGCTCCTCCTCCGTAGGTACACCATTGTTGAAGTTGATAAGCATTGACGGAGACAATCCGTTCTTAATGTTATTGATGTGGTAGTTTGCTACCTCCTCTTCCAACTCTGCATAAGGTAAACCACCTTGATAGTCTACAGGTGAGTAGTAGTAGAATCCACTACGATAAGGCTTAATACAATAAATCTCTAAACCCTCGCCTTTTTCTCCATAGCCAAAAGCAGGAATGCGTGTTGGTTCAAAGCCCTTCTTACGAATCTTTGTCCAATCTTTGGAGTAGTAGTATCCTGTAACCTCTCCGTCATCGTTCATCTTCTCAAAGCGGAGTGTCTCAATAGGCATATGCTCTACTTGTACAATCTTCGTCTTATCCTTATTATAGATAACTTGGAATGCTGCTTGACCCATAGCCTTTAAATCAAAGGTCACCTTCCTCATACAAGTACGAGAGAAGAGACTCTTCATCATAGCGTACTCATCGGGCTTACGAGAAGCATCAGTAGCATACAGACCCTTTCCGTAGATAAGCTCCGTCATACCATTGATAATAGCGTTGTTTGTAGCACTTCCGTTGTACCTATCTATAAGGAACTGGAAGTAGTTGTTGTCATCTCCATAAGCTACCCACTCCTTACGGTTGTCTTCAACCACTTGGGGTGTAGTATGTGATGCCAAGTTTACGATGCGTATATTGCTCATCGGTAAATGTATTGATTATCATTATCAGTATCCTCGTAGTAAGTGAACTCACCACTATTGACACTAAACTTCTCAAGGTTAGTCTGATTAGTACAATAGACCTTGCCTCTGTATATTTCGTTTGTTCCTGTGATTCTTATGGTATAGTACCGACCCTCTACGAATGTATAGGCAGGTATGATGTAGAGGTAGTTCGCCTCTCTCGTAGCCGTTAAAGACTCCGTAGTAGATACATTTGTCTCCTCATCAGTAATAACTACCGACACGCTTAAATCAAACGCTCTGGGAACAAAATATATCTTCTTGTCTGTTGTAGTTACAATATGCATAATAGGTTAACCACAACAATGGCAAAGTGTTATCAAAAAGAAAGGGCAACCCCGAAGAGCTGCCCTAACCAAACCAAAACACCTATGTCAAGTGCCGTTGCTAATATACTACTTTATTACGAGAGTACAATAGTTTCTGTAGCATCAGCCATTCCTGCAAATGGGTTGCCATCAGTTGCTCCATTAATGAAGTTAGCAGCAGTACGCTCCATAGCATTGAAGGTAAGAGTGTAACCACTCATATCTCCCATAGCTGCTCCAGAGGCAATAGTACCACCCGTTACATCTGCTCCGTTTTCACGACCTACCAAGTAAGCATTGCCGTTGTAGTCCTCTACAATAATGTGAGGTCTGCCGTAAGCCAATAACTTCAACTCGTTGTTATCCTCCTTGCTCAATTGAGGCAAAGTAAGGCTAACCGCTTGGTCAAAGAATACTGTTCCGTTCTCACGAGAAGCGTTAATAGTTTGCTCTACACTTGATGTGCCTTTCAGCTCATACTTGTAGGCATCAAATGTTCCATCCATATTGGAGATTGTGTCATCTGTATTGGATGTAAGTGTAACATCACCCAAGTCACCGAAGTCTACAAAGTAAACGGCTTTAATACCACCTACAGACTCACGGCAAGGGAGCGCACGACCTTTTGTTAAATCACAAGCCATAATTTCTTTTATTTTTTTTATAAAAAAGGGCAGACAAGCATATGCCTACCTGCCCCTTCAATTATTAACTAAACTACTTCTTACGAGTAGTAAACGATATCCGCCCCGATTCCGTGCTGCACCGCAGAGGTGAAACGCATCACGATGCGAACATTTTGTGAACCATCAAGGTCAGCCATATCAATTAGCTTCACCTCGTTGTGGTCAGATAACAAACCTGTACCGAAGAACAAGTTGCTCTTTTGAGCAGCTACCATATCGTTGTCTGGCATACCAGAACATACGAATAATTTAACACCATCAAATGCAAGGTCACCACCATTGAACCAAGTAGTACCAGCGTTGTTCACACCATTAGCACCAAGTCCGTTAGCACCGAATCCACCTAATGCACGAACATAAGCACGAGCGATAGATTGAGATACATAGATGTACAAGTCTTCTTTTCCGTAAACTGAAGTAGGGATAGCATCAACTACTTTACCTAACTCTTCAATTACATTAGCAGCAGTAACTGTTGTACCTACTACATCAACAACTGTTGCATCAGCAGCTAATAGAGTAGTGAAGCCATCAAACTCACCTGCGTTAGCAGTTGCACCTTGCCAAATGTTCTCTTCAGTCTTCTGTGCTACTTTAGCAGCGATGTGACCGATTAAGAAATCAGCGAATGAAGGAGGAAGGCTATCAAAAGCCGAGTAACCCATTTGGATTGCTTCCCAATCGTTGTTGAAATCTTTCTTACATAATTCCAAGTTTACTTGGAACTCTTCTGGTTGTAGAATACGCTCTGCAAGAGTAACTGTGCTTTGGTCAGCGAAGTCACACGCAGCGTCTTTTACCAATGCGTTAGTAGAAAGAGTTTTCATTACCTCTTTGTACTTAACATTTGGTTTTACAGTAATACCG